CAAAAAAACATTGAAGTTGCTGTTTTAAGCCCGTCTCAAATTAGTGATACTCCTTTCAAAAAACCTGAAGCACCTAAACCACTGCCTGAGTACAAACCAAACAAACAAGAAGAGTTCTTAAATGCTGTACCTGAGAAGTTCCGTGAGTATGCAGAAGCATTATTAGACCCATCAAAGGGTACACCTAGACTACCACAGTTTGCATTGGAGACTGACGGTGATGTTGTTGTACTGAAAGATTTACTAGAGAAATACTACGAAGCTAATCCTGAGAAAGTAACAGTTACAGATGCAGTAACAGATATAGATGAAGCAATCGAAACAACTGTTAGAGCACAAGCTAAAGAAGGGGAAGACGCTGAGAAAGTACTGCGTGATATTCGTATAACTCAACAAGCTTACAGAGAACAAGGTAAAGCACTTATACAGAATGTTAGTGAGATCGCAGAAGAAGCGTTTGCTAACGGTTACGGTGATGTATCGATAGCTAAACTGAAGAATGCTTTCCAACAATTACTTACTGTAGCAGATGTATACCGTAGGATTGGTAGAGAAACAGCTATTACTTTACAAGCTAGAAGAGAAGACTTCGGTAAACGCAAGTTAGGTCTTAGTGAAGCTGAGACGGGTATAGAAGGTATACGCAAAGAGTTTGTTAATAACTCCGGTAACATGAAGCCTGAGCGTATGGTTAAGCTTGTAAGAGAGCATGTCGATCCTAACGATTTAGAAGGTAGTTTAGCCAGGTTGTTAAAGACTGCTAAAAAGGCACAAGGTAAACACTTCTTAGATATGCCTACTGAATACTGGATGAACTCTATATTGAGTGGTCCTAAGACGCAGATGGTTAATATCATGGGTAATGCGTTAACTCAGGTGTGGACTACATTAGAAGCTGTTGCTGGTGGTATAGCTAGTGGTAACACTGATGTAGTGAAAGCTGTACTAGCTTCTTGGTCAGACGGTGAGATGTTTAAAGAAGCAGCTAAGTTCTCCAAGCAAGCATTCAAAGAACAAGACAACTTGTTAGACCCTAGCAATCGTGCGTTTGAAGAAGGACAACGAGCAGCTATTACAGGTCAAAGACTACAAGAAGGACCACTAGGTAATATTGTATCTGACAGTGCTAAAGATTCTATCGATAAGTACGCACAGTTTATAAGACTACCTAGCAGATTGTTATTAACTTCTGACGAGTTCTTCAAGCAGTTAGCTTATCGTAGAGCAGCTAGATTGAAAGCAGCTATGTCCGGTATTGAACAAGGCATCCGTGATCCTAGAGATTTAGCAGCTCATATAACAAAGACAGTAGACGGTATTGTTACTGAAGGTGGACGCATGATGTCCGAGGAAGGTCTTGTTAGAGAAGCAGGTATTATAGCAGACAAGAAAGGGCTGAAGGGTAAAGAAAAAGCAGACTTTATTATTAAGTATAAGGACGACAACTTTAACCCAGACTCCTCCGCTTTGATGCAATATGCTGCTGAAGAAGCACAGTATCTTACATTTACTAAAGAACTACAGGACAAGACATTAGGTAAGGTATTACAAGAAGCTACTAATAAACTACCATACCTACGCTTGGTTATTCCTTTTGTTAGAACTCCGACTAATATCTTGAAGTTTGCATTTGAGCGTACTCCGTTCGTAGTAGCACTAAGAGAAGAAAGACAAAAACTACTTACCGAGTTTAATAGTCCTGATCCTATACTTAGAGCTAGAGCTAGGGGTAAAGTTGTTACCGCTGGTGTTACAATGGGAGCGTTAATTGATGTAGCTTACAATAACAGAGAATTTATAACCGGAGGTGGTCCTAGTAATGAGCGAGAGAAAGAAGCTCTTATGGCTACTGGTTGGAGACCCTACAGTATCAAGATTGGTGATACATATTTTAGTTATCAAAGACTTGACCCACTTGCAACCCCTCTAGGTGTCGTAGCTGATATAGTTGAGACAGGCGTTAGAGAAGAAAAAGATTTCAATGAAAGCTGGGCAGAACACAAAGCTAATGCTTTAATGTTAGCTCTTACTAGAAATGCTACCAATAAATCTTACTTAGCTGGTATTCAGATGTGGGCAGATGCTTTAGGTGATCCTGACCGTTATGTTGAAAAGCTAGGTAGAAACTATGCAGGTTCTTTTGTTCCTAACTTAATATCTCAGATGTCTGATTATGATACACAAGCTATTAAAGAAGCTAGGAGTGTGGCAGATGTTATGAAAAAGAAATTAGGACTGCGTGGAAGCTTGGATACAAAGCGTAATGTTTTAGGAGAAGAGTACCAAGCGGAGCAGTGGATGGGTACAGGATTCATTAATCCAATACAACTATCTACTAAGAAAGATGATCCGATACTTAATGAGATGGCTAGCTTGAACCACGCTTTCAGACAACCAAGACCAGAGCTAGGTGGACAGATTGACTTACTTGAATACGAAAACGACAAAGGACAATCAGCACACGACAGACGCTTAGAGTTGTTGAAGACTGTTAAGATCGGAGGTCTTACATTGAGACAGTCTTTGAACAAACTTATCAAATCAAGAGCTTATCAAAACTTATCTCCTGAGTCTGAGCCTGGTCTGCCTAGTCCTAGAATCGGTAAAATAAACAGCTTGTTAACCAAGTACAGAAAAGCTGCATTGCGGTCTACTTTACGGGAATATCCTGAGCTAGATAGACAGTATGCAAACCTCACTAGAGCTAAGGCTGGATTCAGAACTGGTATGCAAAGAGAAGATGTGCTTGAACTCCTAACTCAATAGTTAATAATATATTATCATGGCTAACACCTACGCAGACTACACTGGCGACGGGTCAGAAACAGACTTCGCTATTACCTTTGATTACATTAAGACAGCCCATGTTGCGGTAGAGATCAACGACGGACCAGCAGGTGGTACGAACAAGTGGGTACGAAAGACACTAGGTGCAGGTGCTGACTACACTGTTGTTACATCTCCCACTAAGAAGGTAGTATTTAATTCTGCTCCTGCTAACTTGGTAAAGGTCAGGGTATTACGAGACAGCGACGCTAACACAGGAATCGTAGACTTTGCTAACGGATCAGTACTGACAGAGACAGAACTTGATAACTCCTACCAACACAACCGTTATCTTGCTGAAGAAGCAGAGGAAGGAAAGACGGGAGGAGCTTTAACAAAGAATGAAACATCCGGACAGTTTGACGCTGATGCGTTACGCCTTGAGAACTTAGCTGATCCAGACTCTGACGACGACGCAGTTAACAAAGGATACGCAGACAATCGTTATGTAGATGTAGCAGGTGATACGATGACAGGTGCTTTAAGTATGAGCAGTAACAAGATTACGAATCTTGCTGACCCTACTGTTGATGCTGACGCTGCTAATAAGAACTATGTAGACGATACGATTACTACATCTCTTGCCACAGGTTCTCCTCCTCCAGGTGTACAACTCGCTACTGCTCAGATAGAAGACGACGCTATTACCTACGCTAAGTTGCAGAATGTAGCAGCTAATAATGTATTGCTTGGTAACGACAACGGTACAGGTGTTGATGTTCAAGAACTTACAGCAGCTGAAGCACGGACTTTGTTAAATGTAGAAGACGGTGCAACTGCTAACGATACAGACGCTAACTTAAAAGACAGAGCTAATCACACAGGTACACAGACCGCTGCTACTATTTCAGACTTTGACACAGAGGTAGCGAACAACACAGCTGTAGCTGCTAACACTGCAAAGGTATCAAACGCTACACACACCGGAGATGCTACAGGTGATACTGCTCTGACGCTTGCTACTGTTAATAGTGATGTAGGTTCGTTCACTAACGCTAATATTACAGTTAACGCTAAAGGCTTAGTAACAGCTGCAAGTAGTGGTAGTGCTGTTGTCTCTAAGTACAGCTCAGGATGGCAGACATCGATCGGAGGCACTACAGTAGCAAACGCTGCTACTATCACTGTTACTCATAACCTAGGGACTACTAATGTTACATGGATGATGTACGCAAATTCTAGTGCTTCAGACACAGGTGCTTCATCTATAACAGGTCACGATGTATTTACTAGCGGGCGGTTCGGTGCTTTAGTTAAAGACTTAACAAGCAATACAATAACTTTTGAGTTAGCACAAAATGGATACTCGAAAGCTAACGGATCAGGTGCGACTACCACCGAAAGTTTCAACGGAGACTATGTTAAAGTAGTAGTGAGTGCCAGTGCAACGGTTGGTGCGGTTTCTAAGTACGACTCAGGGTTTGTAAACACAGATGGAGTCACTACAGTCGATGATGATGTAGAACTTAGTTTTACACACAACTTGGGAACTGACGCTTTAACGGTAGCTATCTACGCTAGAATCGGTACATCAGGTGCAATCAGGGAAATATCTTTTTCGAATAGGGATGGTGCATCAACTCACGGTGCTCAAGTAACAGCTATAAACAGTACAACCTTGCAAATATCAACAGGTAATAATGGATTCCTTGGTTTCGATCAATCGAATCAAGCTACGGCTATAAGTTTTGCAAGTAATTATATAAGGGT